ACGGAGGCAAAGGAGGATGGCATGTTGAACGTGGAGCAAGTCCAAAGCCTTTAGGCGGTAGATGGTTAGAGTTACACCCAGAGAGAATAAGAAAAGACGGAACGGAAGAAAATAAAGTAAACGCTTTCACATACAAGATAAGATGAAGATTGAAGTGAACTACATATTTCGTGAGGACATGATTGATCCTATTTATGAACAGATAGGATTGGAAACCGAAGCTCAAGAGGTTGAGATAGTAGAACAGGGTATTTTGGACTTATCAAAAGTAGTTGGAGCGTCACAATTTTACGAGATGACTCAGGTGTTTTGTGAGGGTTCTCATAGTTTTTACATAGATTTGCCATACGAAGAGTTTAGATATATATGGCTGACAACGTGAACAATCCTACCCACTATGCAGGGGAGATTGAATGTATAGAATGTATTAAAGCACAAATGAGTTATGAAGAATTTAAAGGTTATTTACGGGGCAATTCTCTTAAGTATATGTGGCGGTATAATCGTAAGAACGGAATGGAAGACCTGCAAAAAGCAGAGTGGTATCTCAAGCGTTTACAAAAAGAAATACAAGACCATGGGTAATATAAATAATGCTAATATCGACTATATCCTTCGGTGGGAAGGAGGACTCAGTAAGCACTCTAAAGACAGTGCATCAGCGAACTGTGTGCCTGATGGCTCAGGTGTTCATACCAATAAAGGCATTACGTGGGCGGCTTGGAAGGCTCAACACGGAGATTCGGAAGAATCAATAAAGCGTTTCTATGAAATGAGCCATGACGATTGGAAGTCAATCTACAAGCTCTACTGGGAAGGCATAAAAGCAGATGACATTGAATCCGATCTTATCGCTGAGTTCTGGGCAGATTTCGCTTGGGGTTCTGGAGTTTACGGAGCAGCGAAGCAGTTACAGAAATTTATTGTCTCAGAGGGTTTTAACATTGCAGTTGATGGGAAGGTAGGAAAGCAGACATTAAGTGCCTTAAATCGCCTTATAATCATGAAAGGAGAGGACTATATCTACCTAAAGAGTTACGACCACAGAGTTGACTTCTTGAGAGGGCTTGATTCATTCAAGCATTTTGGTCGTGGATGGATCAGCAGATTGAAGGATTTTCACAAATACGCACTAAGCAAAATAAATGGCTGATTCTCTTGAGAACATAGGAAAAGAGTATTCAGATTTTAACCCGTCAGCAGATGATGGGATTTTGCGTATAGTCCAGAATTGGGGCAATGAGTTAATCGCTCAGATGCAGAACCGATTAAGGGCTAACAAAACAAACGCTTCAAGTTCATTATCTCAGTCTATTGAACCACAAATCAAAGGAACACAAAGCGGATATCGTTTGACTGTTCTGATGGAGGATTATTGGCAGTATGTAGAAGATGGCAGGAGAGCCGGTAAGATGCCACCGATTAAAAACATTTACGAGTGGATTCAAAATAAACGACCTGTACAACAAAAGATTGCCCAGTCACCTGATAGGATAGCGGCAACAAAATCACTTGCCTATGTTATCGCTCGTAAGATTGGACAGAAGGGAACAAAGGCTCAACCATTCGTGACACCATCGTTAAAACAAGTCACAACCCAAACACTCGCTCAGAGGATTGGAAGGTATATTGCCGACACTTTAGGCAGCCCATAAACAAAATAGTTTTTTCATTCTGCAAATTATTTTTATATTTGTGGCATGGAAATACAAGAAATTGTAAAGTTAATCAAGCTTAAGAAACGCCACGGCATCATCAAGCGTGTCAGTGAGGAAACGGGGGTAAGTATGCCCACCGTTAAAAAGTACATTGAGGGCAATGTGATTTCAGACAAGGCTCTTTTAGTTTTAAAGGCTGCCCTTGAGGACATTGAAAACGAGGAGGTGCAGCAATGATCACCATGTTAGTACACGACCACGAGATTGAAGTGGAGCAGTATTTTGTGACCCTTTTCTTTGACCGTGAGGAAGTAGAGTCTATGATTATGGAGCATTACAGAGATGAGTATTGTGACCATATCTTTAGAGTAGTTGACGAAGAAGGAGCATCCTACAAAACAGACTTCAGAATTTACAACGACATTGAGCGTCATGACGTTATCAATGACCTGATGTACTATCACCAATTAAAACCTTCAAGAATTAAACTAATAGAAAATGAAAACAAGTAACGAAACAAACAACCTTGTAAAAGCTCTGTTTGAGTTTCAAGGCAAAGTTAACGCTGTAAAAAAGACAGCCAAGAATGACCATTTCCACTCTAGCTATGCGGATTTGTCCAGTATTCTGACAACCATCAACCCGGTATGTCAGGAGTTAGGACTTTTGATTACTCAGCACCCACACGATGACGTATTAGTTACCAAGATTTATCACGTAGAGAGTGGCGAATGGATGCAATCTGAACAGCTCTTGAGGATGCGAGATGCAAACAACCCTCAGCAGTACGGATCTGCTTTGACGTATGCTCGTCGTTATGCACTGGCTTCTATCTTTAATTTAAACCAGGCAGATGATGACGGCAACTCAGCAAGTGGGCATCAAGTTAAAACAGTCAAGGAAACCATAACACCACAACATCCAATGTGGCAGAAAGCTTTAAAACACATTCAGAACGGTGGCAATATCCAAGACATCAAGGATAAGTTTGTTATCTCTAAAAAGCATGAGGAGGTGCTGACAGCGACCAAATGACTAATGAGCAACGGATGGAAGTTACTATGACACAAAGTCAAGAGGAATGGCTCAAAGCAAGAGCCAATCGTTTTACGGCTTCAGTAGTTCACAAGTTAATGGGTAGCTCACGATCAGGTGGGCTACTCTCAAAGACAGCAGAAACATTTGTATATGAAAGAGCTGCTGAGATATTGACCGGCAACTCTAAGCCAATTTATGGAGATGCTCTTGATTGGGGTATATTACACGAGGCGGATGCCTTTTACTATTTCAATCAGCAGAACTTTCAAGAGTGGACATACTATGGCGGAGAAACTTACGTATTTATTCCCTATGGTGAGTACAGTGGTTATTCCCCTGACGGACTGAGTGAAGATGCAATCCTTGAAATAAAATGCCCTTACAATAGCGGTATCCATTTAAAGAACTTCAACATCTACGATGCGGATTCTCTCAAACAAATACACCCAGAATACTATTGGCAGATGCAACTCGGCATGATTGCCGCCAACTTGGACTATGGTTATTTCGTTTCGTACGATCCACGAATGCCCGAAGGTAAACAGATGCATATTGCGGAGATTGAACGTCACGAAGTTGAGTTTGAACTGAATGAGAAATTAGAGAATGCTTGGGAATTATTGCAAAATATTTTGTCGAATTAAAAAGAAAGTTTATATTTGAACTATGGAAGTACCAGTAATTTTAGTTTTACCTGTCGCATTAATCATGGCAATTTGCTATTTAGCTTATTTGAAAATATGCGACGAAGTCAGAGAATTTAAGAAGCTTGAGGATGAAGTTGAGCGTCAAGCCAACGAGTCTGAAAAGCCGTATGTTGAACCACTTTACAGAAAGAGATTTAAGAAATGAACAACATGATTCAGCAAAGGGTTGCTGCTGTTCTACTAAAGCACCCAGAAACCAAAGACGATGACCGAATGCTTACTGCTTATTATTGGACTATGCAAATGTCAGATGAAGGGCTTAGATTAGAAACCTTTGATGATTTTAAGCGTGAGTACACATTCGGCAAGTTGACCGATGCACAGACAATCACGAGAATCAGACGTAAGCTTCAAATGGAGCGACCACAATTCAGAGGGCGTAAGTACCTGGAGAAGTTGAACAAACAACAGAAAGTCAAGAAAGATTTAGGTTATGAAATGGACAATTCAACAGGAGAAGCTTTTAAGTAAGCTCTACCCAGATACCAAGACAAAAAAACTGTGCAAGATCTTTGATTGTAAAGCTCACAACATTTACAACAAAGCTAACAAAATGGGATTGAGGAAAAGTAACAGTTACTTGTACGCTGAGGTGTACACGATCACTCCAAATGTAGAAAGCCAATTCAAGAAGAATCACACACCTTGGAACAAAGGCAAAAAGGGTTTGCAAATTGGAGGCGTTGAAACTCAGTTCAAGAAAGGTAGTAAGCCGCACAACTGGAAGCCTGATGGTTCTACTCGTGTAGATAAAGATGGATTCACCTTAATTAAAGTAAATGGCAAGTATGTTTTGTATCACCGGTATTTATGGATACAGGAAAACGGTAAAGTACCTGAGGGCTATGTGGTAGCTTTTAAGGATGGCGATAAGTCAAACATAACACTTGACAACTTAGAGCTGATTACAAAGCAGGAGAACATGTTAAGAAACACGGTTCACAGACTACCAGAAGAAATCAAAGAAGTAATTAATCTAAAGAAAACTATAACAAGAATAACCAATGGCAAAAGACAAAATTCAAGACCTTAGACATCACCTTTTTGAAACAATCGAAATGTTAAAAGACGGTGACATGGAAATTGACAAAGCTAAAGCAATCAGCGATGTCGCTCAGACAATTATCAACTCAGCAAAGGTTGAAGTAAACTTCCTCAAAGAAATGGGAAGCAATCGACACACTGGGTTCATACAGATTGAAAACAAAGAAGATTGATATGAAAAAAAAACAATGGAATAAAAACATGGATCATCAAGATTCAATAGAACGAATTGCAAAAATGATAAGTGAACATATTGACAATTACCCAGAAGATGTTTCTTATTTTTGTCTAATGTATGACTATGTAAATATGTCTAATGAACAAAAATTTGGAGTAATTTCTACAAATAATACTGATGAAAATATGTCATTTGCACCAATAAGTTTTTTAGTAGCTCAAATTATTAAGGGCTATGGAGAAGATTATTTAATGGACACTATAAAAATTGCAAAGAAAAATCTGATGGATGAAAAATTACAAGAAGTAAAAGATTTATATTAAGATGAAATACGATAGAATACCAGGTAAAAAGAAAGAACACATCTTGAAAATCAGAATAACCGAGATGGAAAAAAACGATTTAGATAGACAAGCATTTAACAATGAATGTACTATTACAGATTTAGTAAGAAAAAGATTGTTCAAAAAAGAGCAGCTTATTAAAAAATAATCCTATATTTGTAGAGTTACTCAGAAAATTAGAAAGGTGGTGAACTTTGGTCGGAAGCCACCTTTTTTTTAAAACAACAGGGTGGAAGCTGTTATGTAAAAAGATTTTTGCCTCGGCTGGTTAGATGGTCTTCCACACATCTAACTGGTACGGGGCTTTTTTTATGCAATGGAATATCATATAAAACACAAATTTGAAAATGATTACTGTATCATTGATGTATACCGGGACAATCAGTTCTGGTTCACTTACGACTTTCAC